TCGTACTTCTACAGATTCACCACTTTCTGGCGAAGTATCAGTATATCCTTGTCCACTACGAACAAATCCCTGATCTTTGTATACAATAACTGCTGCACACATTACATCTATAACTGTAACTGTTGGCCATGGTGTTTTTTTCATTTGTGACTCCACTGGTAAAGTTGAATATTTAAACATTTTGTACTTTAACTATAGTATACGGCAAGAGTTCTTGCTTGTCAACCTTTTATAATGAAATATCTTCTAATCCTGCTGCTCTTAGTTTAACAACATTATTAATCTGAAACTGTTTGGCTTCTAATGCCTTAATAACACCTATATATTTGTTTCGTACTAAACTAAAATCATTAATAAGGTATTGTAAATCTACTACATCTTGCTCACCATCTACAAACTTATCTGCATCACGTGAGCTAAGTGCTTTATTATAATTTTCTAAAAACTTACGGAATGTTTGGGATCGTAATTTACGCATTTCTGTATTGAGAAACTCAAGTATTGCTTCTACTTCTTGTAATTGATTAAACCTATGTTCAACAATACCAGGCATATCTCTACTTTGCTTTTCTAATACACCTTTCATACTGCACTCAAATCGTGCTTCATCAATTTGTTTCTCAAAGTGAGAGATAGCATTAACTATCTCTCCTAAATTTGCAGTAACTTTACGATACCATGCACTCATTAGTATTCATACTCCTCGTCATCTTCGTTATATTCGTCAAAAACATCTTCATCTTCTTCTTCGGTTTTTAGATGTTCGTCTAATGCTTCACCTAAATATTCGCAATGATCAGATATTTCTTTATATGCTGGTTTAAGTTCGAATCCAAAATCAATTAATTGATAAATGGTTCTACGAGCCCATTCGGGCTTGTCCTTGTCAGAAATAAAGTTTAATGCTTCGTCATATATTGTAAATATAAACTCAAAATCTCCTTCATCAAGATTCATTTACTACCTCCGTTGTAGTTTCTTCAATATTATCCATAATTTCTTCTTCTGCATCAGCTAAATCATTGTCATATTCTGACATGACGATATCTAATGCGCCGTCCTTGTTTGCATTCCAAGGTTTACGAAACATTTTAATTATTTCACCTGTTACAGGGCTAGTATATTCTAAACTGTTTCCACTTTTCTTTAACAAACCTTTTGCTTCAAAGAAGTCAGTCAAGCCACTGTATGGGCTCATACCTGTTTCATATGGAATTTCAACTTGTACACTTTCAAATGGTTTAGCATAACGAGATTTCATTACCTTACATGCTGCTCTAATACCAAATACTTGTGATGTTTTGTTGCCATCTGCATCAACTTTTAGTTTAAGTTTACGCATTGCAATAACAATACTTGATGCATAGATAAAGCCTTGTCCGCCTGAGATCTTATCATCTGGATCGAACATGTCTTGTGATGCATATGTATGGTTAGTTGCTAGTAGTCCTACGTTATATTGTCCAAACATATTAACTGTGTTACGAACTAGTGCAGTTAGAGCCTTTGGTTTACGACCCATATCACCTTTCATATCACCTTTATTAAATTGATCAACATCAGTAGGTGTTAACAACATACCCAACGAGTCAACTACAAACAATACTTTAGGACGATCTTCTGATTCTGATTCGGCATATTCTGCCTTGTAATCTTTCATAAAGTCACTAATTGTTTTAGCAACATCATCAATCATACTCATGTTTAGTTTAAGTAGTTTTTCTGGACTAGTGTCTACATTTAATGCGTGTAGCCATTTCTCATCTAATGCGTTCTCACTATCAATTAGAATGACAAATATGCCTTGTTCTTGTGCTGATCTAACTACATTACCTGCCGCAATAAATGATTTACCTGCGCCTGATTCTCCTGCTAGAACAGTTACCTTACCTAGTGGAATTCCTTTGTCGAATTCATTACTGATAAGTTTGTTTAATGTGTAATTTCCTGTACTAATCCAAGTGTCAGGGTCGTTAAAGCCTACGCTTAACCCAGGAACACTTTTAGTAATAGCTTTTCGGAATTTACTTACGTCAAATGGTCTTGCCATAATGTTTTTTCTCCTATGTTAAAGTGAGGGCACTAAGGACCCTCACTCAATTTATATTACTTATTGCTTACGATTTCTAATCTGTGCTAGAATATCTTGAGCACTCGGCTGATCACCTGCTGGTGCTGCCGCTGGCGCCACTTCAGCCGTTGCCATTTCTGGCTCTGGTGTTGGTGTTGGCGCTACTGCTTCAGCAACTGGTGCCGCTGGAGCTGGTGCTGGTGCTGGTGTTGGTGGTGGAGTAGTTGCCGCTGCTTCAGGTTTTGCTCCTGTAGTAGCTGGTGCATCTACACCATATGGACGATAGTACTGACCAAAACGTGCTGGATCATACAGTTGTCCATCAACACTTGCTTCGAACATTTCGAAGATAGCATTTAGATGCTCTGCATCAGGCTTCTTAGGTAAGAAGTCATTTAGATTATGCAGATTATGTGTTGCAATTGCATCACGTTCTGTTTGATCTAAACTACGTTCTCTACGAGCCCAATTAGATGTTGAATAGTCAGCATATTGACCTTTGGTAGATTTCTTAATTACGAAATCTGTACCAGCCTCATAGTCTGTAGGAATTTCCTGGAATTCAGGATCCATTAATGCTGAACTAATGATTTTATAAATTTGAGGTGAAATAACAAAACGTCTAATAGGATTCTCAGGTACTGAGTCTTCCTGTAGATCACTTTGTGTTACAAAGCCTTGGAAAATGTAAGAACGTTTTTTCCAATACTTACGACCCATGTCTTCCATAGTAGGGTCTTTAAACCAAGGACGAATCTCTGCGTGTACAGGACATTGATCGCCCCACATTTCAACGCAAGGAACTTGTACTGTTACAGGTTTAGTTTCGTCTTGACCTTTTACACCTGGAAATGTTAGACGGATCATTTGACGTTCTTTCCAAAAGAAAGTGTTGTCGGGATCTGCGTCTGGTAGGAATCGTAGTGTTGCACTACTGCCTTCTGGAATATTCCAGTGTGTAAAGATAGCGTTATCGCCACCTTGTGAAGAGCCTGAGCTCTTAGTTTCCTGTGCTTGTAGTTTTGCACGGATTTCTGCTAAAGATGCCATAATGTATTCTCCTTTATTAGCCTTTAATAGTTTTTCGTGTAACTTTTAATAAAATTACTTTTGCCTTTGTGTAGCATAGAGCTACTTTGCCTTTAGTTGCCTATACAGTATATAATAATTAGTGCCTACTGTCAAGCACTTTTTGAAGAAAAATTATGCAATCTTTCTTCTTAGACTATTTAACGTAGCTTCAGCAAGATCTTCCATTGCTGGTTCCTTTGCTGGAGCCTTGTTATTTTTGTCTAAATATTTTGCAATTTTGGCCAATAATATAACATGCTCTTTTGGCAAGCTATACATTTCGCCTGAAATTTGACTTAGTAAGTTAAATACTTCGTCATTTTTACTGTTCATTGCTAGATAAGATAAGTGTGATACTAACTTAGCCATTGCACCATTACCACCTGAATATTTAATTGGATCTTCATTATCCGGATGTTCAGGATCGTTTGGATCAATGTTAAGTTTAAAATCTTCCTTGTTTTTAATCATATCGTATAAACGATTCATGTTACTTTTAGTTAGATCTGTCATACTATCCTTTTCTTTTACAATACGGGCTACTGTTTCTAAGACTGCATCCATATTCGCAGTCTCAAATGTATTGTACATGAACTTGTCAGTTAAGTCAACCGATTCTTTATCTTTTTCTTCTACAATCGCAGTAGTAGGTACTTGATAGTTGTTATAACCTCTCGAAGTCTGTAGACTCTTAACTGTATTCTTAAATTCTTTTAATTTTTGTTTAACTGTTTCAACAATGTTTTCATTGCCTTCGTTTGTTAATTTGTTTGTGCGTACATGTCTCAAAAACTGTGTACATTGTGCTACTTCTGTACATAAATTAACTATTGATTCACCAATTTCATCATATGGCGTTCCGCCTTTGCTTACATGGTTGGCCATAGCTTTAGCGCCTTGTAAATATTTGTGTGGGAATCTAAATCTTTCTCCTGCACTGTTTTCAATAAACAATGCTTTGATGTTACGTGATCTACTACCACGTACTTCTTCATTAACACCTTTTGTATGCTTAATAATAAGTTTAGTGTTTTCTGGTAATTGAATATAACTTGTTTTCATACTACCTGTTGCAGGTGAATAACCTTCCATAACACTCTTGTCTTCGTAAAATTCTTCTTCAGTTTCACCGCTTGCCATTTCTTTACAATCGCCGCATCTACCAAATCCATCATTGTAGTCCATCATAGGAGCGCCGCAACATCCACTTACCATACCGTCTGAATCAGTATATTCATCACCTGGAGAATATGATTCAGTTTCAATTTTGCCAGTGCCGTTACATTCGTCGCAACCTCTGTCATCTTCATCAGGTGTTACACTTTGGTCCCAGCCTGAACCGTTACAAGTAGAACATTCTTCTTCATTAGATACTTCTTCTAATTTGTCATGTATACCATTACCATTTTCATCAACCCACCAATCGCCATCTTCATCATGTGAATCGTGTCCACAATCTGTTGTAGGTCTGTGCATTTCGTCACCACAGTCTTTACAATGCCAATCTTCACTTCTATGTTCTTCAATTGGTTCTTGTCTGATACCAGATAATTCTTTTAATCTGCGAATTTCTTCATCTTCTTTTACTACTTCGTGAGCGAAATCTTTTGGTTCTATATTCTTATCGAATTTTCTAATGTTATATTCTGCCATGGCGTTATGTCCTGCTTTTTTAATACTATCTAATACATCTTTGTGTTGATCAAAGTTAAAACTAGCTCCTGCTTGTACAACTAGTTCAACTTCGTCATCTTCATCTCTAATAGTAACTAAGAAGTCGTCATCATATGCGTAAAATCTCGCTGATAACTCAGGATCTAGTGTTTTATTTCCCATTGGATCGAACAATTTTAATTTAATGTTTGCACCCTTTAGGATGTTAAAAATCTCTTGTGATAGTTGCATTATAGTATTCCTTTAATGTATTTATCAATTATTGCATTAAACTAGGCTAAACATAGTTTGATAATTTATTGTCAATGTCTTTAATACTAAGCATTTCTCTTATTAAATTATTGTTCTTAGTACTATAATCTTTTTTAATTTCATTATCAATTCCAAATATGTTATAGTCAGTATTAAATACTTCTTCATATTCTAATATGTCAATTTTCTTAATGTTAGGATGTGAACTATTTGTTAGTAGGCTAGTATGTGCATCAAATTTAAAATATGAATGAATTTTATACATACATTCAATAAAATCTACAAATACATCTTGCTTACACTCTATTTGATGAACTTTACAATATACATAGAACAAATACATCATAATATTTACTTGGTAAGTATCAGCATTCTGATGACTAGTATTAAATATATTTGTATTATTTACAAAATTGTGTAGTGTAGTACATGCTTCATTGTTTTGCCAGTCTGGAATCCTTTTGTTTGATATTATGTTAATCATTCTAATCATCCACATTGTGTCTGCTAATCCATCCGGTCTGGCTAACATGCGTTTAATAAATAACAAAAAGTTAGTAGTAAAACTAGGCTTAATAACAATCATTTGTTCAATAATAATATTATCAAGTATAT